ATCCCATTTTCTCCGTTAAAAACCCAGATTTTATGCGGGTTTCCAAATTGCAATTTGATTACAGTAATCAAAATGTAACCAAATAGGATAGAGGAATGGCTTATTTATGCCGTATGAAGGTTTCCTCTTGATTATGGTGGTGAGATCACAGGAATGTGGTCTTATTTTTTTGCATAAAAAAAGGGTAGACGCATCACCATCTACCCTAACCACATCACAAAAATCCATTAAAGGAGATTTGCAACAAATATATTATAGCATACCCCCGGTGCCTCGGTCAACGTTTTTCTTTCTGACGTTTTTCTTTCTTTAGGGGCCGTTAAAATTTTTAATGTAACAGATTTGATAGCCCCCCTATTTATGCTCAAAAATGCTGAAAATTGATTTTTAAAAATTTCCCAAATTTGACCCGAATTTCGCTTGATTTTGCTTATTTTTAAGCATCCCGGCTTGACTTCGGTAATCGGCTCATGTATAATGATTATGTTCAGGTTTGAGTTGAAGCACTCGGAAAATCGGATATTTTATATCCAGATCAAACAGCTTTCTTTCTTAGGGGGCTGTTTTTTTGTTGGCTGATTATGTACTCATTTTGTTCGGCGGTCACGTCCCCACGCTGCCATTGCAGGAAGTGTGTGTAGCATAATCCGTGGTTCCATACAATAGGGTTTTCGCACATCAAACAATGCTCATATTTCCTGTTTGCTTTGCCGACATTTCTCATATGCTCTTTCGATAAGCAACCGCACGATCTTGTTAAGCCTGTCAGTAGGGAAGTGCCTACTACTTCTTTAAGTGCTGACCCGCACTCACACTGTACTACATAGTAGCGGTAATTTGCCTTTTTGCGTCCCTTTGCTACTACTGTCAATTTTCCGAACTGATCCCCGATTTGGATGCGCCTTTTCATAGCTTTTTCCTCCTGAATTTATCTGGATTTTTATTTTAGAGTTTCCAAAAATTTTTAATGCCCGTATTTGATACCCCCCCCCTATATCGGTCTGAAAATCCGCAAATTTTGAAAAAATTTTTTCTGAAATTTGGGGTCAACTTTGTGCGGATTTCACAATTTGTTCACAATTATGACCTGGGGATCCCTGGCGGGGGGCTTGTTTCAAGGTTTCAAGCTGCCTTTTTACCATATGCCCCCACAACGCACAAAAACGGCTTTAAAAGGGGGTTTTCTGTCTGCCCCGTATATTTTACCACTTGGATATAAAAGGGGGATTTCTGCCCGTTTTAAAGCGTTGCATTTCTGCCCCCTGTCAAGATGTGACAGAACAAAGAGGAACCGCCGATAATATACAAATATATCTATAAAGCGTTTAAACGCCTTTTTAAGCCTGTTTTATGTCAAGGCGGTATAAATACCCATACAAGCACAAAAAAGGCTTTAAATGGCTTGTGTGTGTTTTTGGGTATAATATCCCCGTTGATAATTGCACGTTTTCGGGCATGGTTTCCCCCTGTGAAATAGGGCAGAAAACCCCAAAAAGGGGCAGACCTGGAAACCATTATTATATAATTGTCAAGGAACAAGAAAACCCAAAACCGGATTTTTTGGCATCCTGTTATAGTGTTCTCTTTATCATGTGTCGGGGGTATGATCCCCAAGCCCGAAAACGCACACACGGGAAAAAAGGCGGATTTTGTCCGCCTGTTTTTTATGTTGTTAAGTCTGTTATTATTCTTTCCGCAGATGTAAGAGAAAACATTTTACTAAATGTATAATCGGAACCCCATTCAAAACCGTTTTTACTTTCTTTTATAATATACTTGTTTGTGTTATTGTCCTTTATTTCATAACCATTTGAACGGCGTATAATAGAAAAACTTTCCCCCGTGTTTGTATTCCTTGAAAAAATAATATCTGCGCTTAAAAATGTGTCGGGATCTTCTTCCGTTTCCCAAACTTGGATTATATCGGAGCTTTGCAAAATAATGTTACTTGCAACGCTTAAAATATAACCTTTGTTTGTGGATACCATAAGCCCCCATTGTCCGCCGTCTTTCTGAATTTCCATTAAAATATAATTCATAGAATTAACCCCCTTTATATTATTATATTAAAATCTGGAGAAACCGCAAGCCCCAAACGGGGCTTTTTTCGGTTTCCTTCTGTCTTTGTTCCTGTAAATGTCTTTTGTGCTGCGTTGCTCAAATAAGCCCGTTTTCTCTTAGCTCTTTTGTTAAGCCGTATTTTTTGCCGTAAGTTTCAAAGAAACAAGCCCACTCTATAAGCTCCGATTGAAAGAAAGAATACTCACTAAATAATAAAGACCATTCTATTATAAAACTTCTTAAAACTTCTTTTATATGGTTGTATGTGGTCATTGTCTGCGGTTTACGGTTTCTGCCTATGATTTTATAATGATCCTTTCCGACGGTTTCAAGCTCATACTTTTTAATCATATTAAAAAGCCCTGTTTCCTTTGTTGTGATATAAGGGTTTCCCCCGTTGCTATATTCAAATAAAATATACATATTTAAGCCCCCTTTGTGTATTCTTTTATTAAATCGTTTAAATACTTTCTACATTCTTTTAAAGTTCCTGTAAAGATAATACTTGCATAAACACTAGTTTTATATGTATATGAAACAATATACTTTTTACTTTCAAATTCCTGCCTTGATTTTCCTGTAAAATCCCTGTTTATTTCGTAAGTCTTACCGCAGATTGTAAGCGGTTTATTGATCCCTAACACTATATAAAGCCCCCTTTCTTCATACTCTAACTATATTATCAAAGTAATATCTCATAGCATAACGGATTATATAAGCACGTCCCGAAAGTGTGTAATAAATCTGTGTTGTGCGTATGTGCTTTACTCCGTCCCCAAAATCGAAACCGGAAACCGCTTTATCGTTGATGCCGTATATAATTTCATAAATTGCAAGGCCCCCGAAATTGCTTGTAGCATAAACGCCACACGGCTTTTTTATGCCCTTTCTTATTTCTTCATATAACTTGTTTTTCATGTGCAGCCCCCCCCTTTTTAAGCGTATTTTCTAACTTGTGTTTCATAAAGGTATAAACCGTCTGTTTCGTAGTCCGTCCCGTATGTGTCCGCTACAAGTTCGGCGGTTTCCTCTAGTGTAGCACTATCATAAACACTTTCATAATTTGCTAATACTTCTTTGATAATGACTTTCTTTAAATCATTAACAAGATTTTCAAGCCATGTATTTAAATGATTAAAACGGGTTTCAGAAATATCAATGTAACCGTTTAAACATTCCTCATAAAAATCTGTCTTTGTTAATGCCCTGTTGATCCTTTCCGCTTGTGTATCGTCAAAAATACAATAGTCTTTTGCTAACTTTTCGCAACCTTCTAAAAACGGCTTATAAGCCCCCATTCCTATATCAATATAAGAATATCTGCAAAAGGATATTTCGTAATTAATACCACGAACACGGGCAAACGGTTCTAATATTTCTCCCGCGCAAATGTCGGCGTTTTCCTGTGCAAAATTTTCCGTTATTTCTTTAAATTTCTTGTTTGTTGACAACAAACTTTTTATTTCTTCCGTTGTCAGATCCTCCAAAAGTTTTCTTTGTTCCATACTGTGAACCCCCTTTTTTTATTTTTTGTGATGTGGTTTATTGTTTCCATTTCTGGAAAAAGCCCCGGCGGGATTCGGACCCGCCTTTTTTAACCGTCTTAAAAGGGCTTATAATCAAGATATTTTTATATCGGTTAAAACATAACTCCAGCTCGTGCCGTAATGGGTTACGCCCCATACATAAAGATTTAAAGTATCGCTATAAAATACAATTTCGTTGTTTTCTTCGAGAATTGATAAAGCGTTTTCAGGGACTATATAATATTGAAATATATCGTAATATTTTTCTTCTTGTAGTTCTTCAAGATCGTTTTCAAGACTTGCTATTTCTTCCAAATTGTCCGTTGTTTCTTCCATTTTTTCCACTTCTTCAAGATGTGCTTCAAGTTCTTCTTTCTTTTCTTCCATTTCGTCCGGCGTGTATGTTCTGCCGTCAAGCTCGTAATAATATTCATTGCCCTGTACAATTTCAAAGTCAAAATTGCTTGCCTTGTTGAGTGCTTCAAAATCACAATATACGGCATCAAAAGCCTTTGCAAATGTAGCGTAATCAACTCGATTGTGTTCAACTCCATAGTCTGAAATTGCGCTTCCATAATAATATTTTTTATCCATGTTTTTTCCTCCTGTTTTTTCTGTGATGTGGTTGTGTGTGCTGCCTGTTACTTGTTTAAATAGGTTTCAAGTTCTTTGATTCTTGCCTTTTTGGTTTCTATTTCGTTTTCAACTTTTGCCAGAAAATCGGCTTTTATAGGCTTAAACCATGCCGTGTTATTTGCCGTTGCGTCCTGTTTCTTTGTTTCAAGTTCTTTTAGTTCAAGTTTAAACTTTAATAACGCGAACGGTTGATGATTCATATTTTAACCCCCTTTTCTTTTGTCTTTTGTTTTACTGTGTCTATAATATACCATATAAAAACGTATGTGTCAATACGTTTGCACAAGCATTTTTCAATATTTTTTAAATTTGTGTAAAGTATACAAAAACGTATATAAAAACGTATGTAAAAATGTATATAATGCACAACAAAATCAAGGTTTAAACCCCGTATTTAAAAAGATATATCTTTATATATGGGAAAATCTTATATAAAATAATCTGTAAAAATGTATTGACAAACATATTTCAAAATGATATTTTCAAATAAAGAATTTGTAACAGGGGGCAAACAATGACGGAACAGGAACAAAAAGAATATGAGAAACTTAAAGCTCAAAAGGAAAAACAGTTAAACAGACAAAAGAAATATTTTAGTGAAAATTATGACAGAATCGCATTTGTGACAAAAAAAGGAAATAGGGATATTATACGGGACTACTACACAAAAAAGGGGTTTAAAAGCCTGTCTGATTATTTCTTAACGCTTGCCAAAAAGGACGGCTGCCCCGTGGATCTTGAAACCGGAAACCAGGTTTAAAACATTTTAACGAAAAAAAAGGAAGAAAACCGCTTGAATTTTAAAACAGGCGGTTTTTTTATTTCTCCAGATTTTGAGAAATTATCTAGATATTATTGATATTTAAGTTAGTTAAATATAAAAGGGGGCTTTATCTGTGGAAATTGTAGAGGATGCAAACAAGAAATTGTTAGAGGATCCCGAAAGGTATTTAAAATATTTATTACAAGTGACAGACGATATTATAAACGATTTTAATGTGCAATATAACGATATAAAGGACACAAGAAAAGAATATCCCCGTTTTACTGTTAAACAGTTTTCTTTTATTCTGCAAATGATTAATAAAAGGGTATTTAAAGTAAACGTTTATTTGTTACATGATGATTTAAATATATCTAGATACAATATATCTAAAGTAGAGTTAGCATTTTCTATATTTGAGCTATACTGTTCTTTCTACAGTATGACATATAATATATATATGTTTACTCTTTTTAGTGGAATAGATAAGTGTACTATGCTTGAATGGTTAAGCTCTGGAAAGAGTAAGCTCTATCTTGCTATAAAAGAACACGGGGAAAATCTGGACGGGGTAGACATGATTAATAGTAAAAATGCCCTGTTGCGTCTGCACTATAGAAACCACGCAGAAAACGAAAGAATTATAACGGGCAGCTCCGACACGTTGCCCGACTTGTTGCCCCCTGTTTCCCCTGTTAAGTGCATCACGGACGGACAACAGGGAAATTGATCTTAAAGCATACACAATTTAGAAACCGCAGAAACAGGAAAAACAGGGGAAAACCCTTGATTTATGGGGGTTTTCGGGGTTTCCAGGTCTGCCCGTTCTTTTCGTTAAACAAAGATTTAGCGAAATAATACGGAACAATTCAAGAACAATTAACCCCGCCCGGTTTCTGCGGTCTGTCCGGCTACGGGGTCCCCTAGGGGTCTAGTGAAAACCGCCCCGCCCCGCCTGTTTAGCCCCCCACCTAGCGACAAAACAAAAGGAAACCCACAATTAAGAATACCCTTTACACTAAAGATACAGAGAATAACACCTCTAACCATAGTGAGGGTAATAATAATGCTTAACTGTAGTAGAGATAAAAAATACATCCACACCATTAACTGTATTAGGTGTAAATAGAGGCATAACTATAGTTTCAGAGAATGTATAACACTCAACACTACATACAGTAAAGTTAGAGATTACATCCACATTATACTAAGACTACTTAGGTATATAAAGTATAACACTACATACAGTATATATAATATAAGCGAACAACCCGTTTTACTTGATCTCCTTTGGAGCATGAAGATAGGGCCGTATGAAACATAAAGCTGCCCTGTCGGTATGCCGGAGCATCATACGGAAAACAGACATAACGTTATATAACGTCATATTTTGCCTGTAAACGGCATTATACCCATTAAAGGTATAAATATCCACCCATACCCCCAAAATGGAAATTTAGGGCAAAATTTTACGTTACAGGGGTATTTCTGAAAGGAGTTACAATGGCACGTCATTTATACAAAACCGAAGATGGATTAAAAGAGGTCATTAGTGATCGTACACAATGTCGGTGGCTTTATGACGGGATCTGCTGTAATGATAAGTGCGATATGGTGGCAGATATGCCTGTCCCAGAGGTTCAATGTAGACTATGCCGACAATTTACAAAGGAGCGTAAAGGATGAAAGGAAAAAGGCGTTTAGAGTTTACGGTCCGGGAATGGGAAGATGTAGCCTATGAGATTGACCTGGACAAGATAGGGCGGGTAGCTGATTGGAGTATGTTGGAAAGAGGGGCCAAAAAACTAGGTATGTCTGCTCCGATATTCCGTAAATGGCTGCTGATATGGATAGCCCATGGGAAAAAGACAGCAGAATTGCCGATAATCAGGAGTAAGCAGAATGACAAACAACGAGATAACAGCGAAACTGAAAGAATACGAGAGTTACCAACACTTAATCGGCGTAGATGAACAGTTGATAGATGCAATGTGTCTGGCCGTAGAGTTGGCGGACGGGAATGGGGATGATAAATTCACCATATCTGTCTGTGAGAAAGCGAAAGAAGTCATAAGGAAATATATACTCCGTGTAACAAGAGGAACATTTGAGCAGGTAGAGGAACATTCCCAAAAAGAGCAAAAGGGATATACCATTCTCCAAAAGTATTATAATATACTGCGTATAGAGGCAAAATATGACCTTGATGCTTTTTGTCTGTGTATGGAACGATACCGGCAACGTAAAGAAAGGTTTTATGAACCCAGACGGAAAGTCCTGAAACAGGTAGTAGATGAAATCCAGAAACTTGAATATGACGAATTGGATGAATTATACATCCATATGCCGCCCCGTGTCGGGAAATCGCAGATAGCTACATTTGCTACGGCATGGCATTGCGGACGTAATGATGAATTGTCAAACCTATATGTCACATATGCAAATACCCTGGGCGGGGCCTTTGTAGATGGTGTTATAGAGCTTATCCGTGATCCTACATACTGTTTTGAAGAAATATTCCCGAATGAGAAGATAGTGCATACTGACAGCGAAAGCCACAGGATGAATATGGGGCGTAGAAAAAAGTACGCAACCTTGTCCGGGCGTGGTATGGAGGCGGGACTTAACGGACAGTTTGATGCTAAAGGATGGTTGCTGCTTGATGATCTACATGAGGGTATCAATGAAGTCCTAAACCCGGAACTGTTGAAAAAGAAACAGTTATTCTTTGCCAACAATGTTATGTCAAGACGTAAGATGGGATGTAAGATACTCGGAATAGGTACTTTGTGGTCACTTAACGATATATTCTGCACTAGGCATGAGTTTATTCAATCCGGCAAATATGATAAACGTTTTAAGATAATCAAGATACCTGCCATGGATGAAAATGACGAATCCAATTTTGATTATGATTTCAACGTTGGCTATTCTACTGCGGAGTTCAGACGGATAAGAGATCAGCTTGAGAACATAGGTGATATTGCATCCTGGAACGCACAATATATGCAGGAGCCTGTAGAACGTGAGGGAGCGATATTCAAATCCGAGGAAATGAGATATTACAACGGCATATTACCATCTGAAAGAGCATTAAAGGTTGTGTTTGCCTGTGATGTGGCTTTAGGCGGCGGAGATTATCTGTCTATGCCAGTAGCATATTGCTATGAAGATGGGTCCGTGTATATTGATGATGTGATCTTTGATAACTCGGAGAAGAAGTACACTAAACCCAAAGTAGTGCAGAAGATTTTAGAGCATGGCATTACCGGCGGATATTTTGAGGCTAATCAGGGCGGAGAAGGTTACAAGGATGAAGTGAATCAGATGTTATTAGATCAGGGCATAAAGATAAACCTAAAAGCTGAATACGCTCCTACGGACAAGAGAAAAGCACAAAGAATATTTGATAAGGCGGGGTCGATTCGCGAGTATTACTACAGGGATGCTACTTGCCGAAACAAAGAATACTCAATGTTTATGACAAATATGTTCAGTTTTAATTTTAAGACTAACCAAAAACATAAACATCAGGATGCGGCTGATAGTATGGCATCATTGGCGTATTATCTTGAAGGTACTTGGGGCAATGCAAAAGTTGAGGCGGCAATTAACCCGTTCAGGAGGAGGCAATATGGGTATTAAGGGTGATTGGTATTTGGTGGAAGATAACGCAAAAGCTATAGCAAGTTTGCGGGAACGTATAGCGGTTCTGGATGCGGTTGCCACAAAAACTACCATAGGATTTGAACCTACAGGCAGCCGGAAGATTGGTGGGGCGAAAGATAAAAACGCCGACATAGTAATCAAGATCATGGAATTAGAGGCGGAATTAGCCGAAATTGACTATGAATACGGATTGTCCCGGTGTTCGCTGATATGCACTATAGCTACGGTCCCGAAAGAGAAACGCAAGGTATTTGTAGACCGATATGTGAAAAATATGTCCCTGATGGAAACAGCGAGGGCAAACGGGGTTACAAAACAGGCGGTCTGCAAAACATTGAAAAATTTTTAAAAAAAGTTCTTGACAAGTTTACACCCTATGTGCTAAAAAGAGTATGATGGGTAAACTATGAAAAGGCACTTTTGTAGTTGCCTATATTTTTTTACTATCCGACATAACGTTATATAACGTCTTGTCGGATTTTTTTATGCTCAAAACGGAGGCTATGATGAACAGGGACACTTTTCAGAAATTAGTACAGGGGAAATACGGACGGAAAATAGCATACGTTGACTTTTCAGAAGTTACACCCGGCAACATTCTGAAAATCATTAAAGAGGGTGCGTCCGTGTTGAATTGGAACAGACCCGCTATCCGTTACCTACATGATTACTACAAAGGCGATCAGCCTGCATTGTACAGAACCAAGACTGTCCGTGACGATATAAACAACCCTGTAGTTGAGAATCATGCGTTTGAGATAGTTTCATTCAAAAACGCACAGACCTACGGTGAACCCGTACAGTGTGTCAGCTTGAAAAATGACGAGAAGATCAACAAGGCTGTAGATGCACTTAATGATTTTAACCGTAATGCGAACAAGTATCTTGTGGATATACAGTGCGGCGAATGGACTTCATGTGTCGGTATGGGTTACAAGGCTGTCCAAAGGACGAAACCACCTCATGCGGCTCCTTACAGGCTTATCGCTCCGTCACCCATGAACACCATAGTAGTTTATTCGGCTATAACCTTTGAACCGCTTTTGTCAATGCAGCAGTTAAAGGACGAGAACGGAGAACAGTATTATCAGTGCTTTTCGGACTACCTTGAATACATTTACAAGAAGGGGCAGATAACTTCAACAAACATTCATGCTTTTGGTGGCATACCGATAGTTGAGTACCCCAATAATGCTGACAGGTTATCGGATATAGAATTGGTTATTACAATGCTTGATGCCGTGAATGAGATTCAGAGTAACCGTGTAGATGGCATTGCTCAGTTTGTTCAATCATGGTTCAAGTTCATTAACTGTGAGGTGGACGAAGATTCATTCCTTGCCATGAAACAGAATGGTGCGATTGTTGTTAAGTCAAATAATGGTCAGAATACCGCAAGTGTTGACCTAATGACACAGGAACTTAACCAGGAGGGTACACAGGTAGGCAAGGACGATATTTGGAATAATGCCCTTGATATTTTGGCTATTCCTAATCGTCAGAGCAATACAGGTGGAGATACGCAAGGTGCTGTTCAGCTCAGAAACGGTTGGGATTTCGCAAGGCAGAGAGCGAACCTTAAAGATCCGTATGTGTGCGTATCTGATAAGCGGCTTAACAGGGTAGCCTTAAAAGTTATTTCACAGGTTAAAAAGCCTAATCCTTGTGAACTTACCGAAATGGATTATGACGTACATATCGTGCATAGCCCTACGGATAATTTGCTCATTAAGGCTGAGGCACTTGAAATCCTGTTAAGGTCCGGCATACATCCGTTAGTTGCGATAAAGGTTACAGGTCTTTGGGCTGACAGTGAAAAGACATATCTCCAGAGTAAGCCTTATCTGGATGCTTTATGGCATACCGTTGATGAAGCTATTGACAGTGAGATTGCTAAACAGGGTTTAAATAGTCAGGTTGAAAAGGCTAAACAGATTGTAGGTGATCTGAATGGCAACACGAATACTTGATGAACTGAAAACCATTAAAAGTGATATTGATGAAATGGCCGTAAGGCGGATCATCATGGATTACTTTGATGAAATGTTAATACCGTCAGACGAAATAAACCGGCGGACAAATGCAGCGGTAAAACTTGAGCGTGTAATTAGAAATCTGTTTTTGCTTGCACTTGCGGCAGAGGTTACAAGGGAAGAACTGATAAACCGGCTTATATCTGAATACTCACAGATAGTTCTGGAATATGGCTACAGACCAAATTATGCACACATAGAACGTGTGGCGGAAGATGTAATAGACCATACACTTGAAAAGATTGATGTAGAGTTTATGACTTCCGAAGATCGGTCAATAATGATAGCCGAGAACGAGATCAACAACGTTGGTAACAATGACGAGTATTTAGAGGCCAAAGAGAACGGAAAAACCACTAAAACATGGCATACCCTGAATGATAATAGGGTCAGGGACACACACGTTGCCGTGGATGGTGCTACGATAGGCATTGATGAATTTTTCCATGTTGGTGAAGCTGAAATGCTTTACCCCCTGGATGAAGAAAATGCTTACGATCATCCAGAGGAAACAAATAATTGCCGGTGTTCGGTGACATATGATTAATACAATAAAACTAAGGACTACCACAAAGTAGTCCTTTTTTTATACAAAAAATTTGCAGCTATGCGATAAATAGCAAACCCGAAGCGGATGCGACCCGTGTTAAAAAAGCGTGGGAGGAAGGACAATATTATGACCAGAGAACAGGCGAAAGCCAACTTAGTAGCTTGCGGCATTGCAGAACCCACCGAGGATCAGATAACAAACTATCTGAATCAGGTCAACGGTGCTATCAAGTCCGAGAAGGACAGGGCGGATAAGTACAAGGGCGAAGCAGACAAGGTGGCAGAGTTGCAGAAGCAGCTTGAAGAGCTAAACAGCAGGGGATTGTCGGAAGTTGAGCTTGCAAACAAAGCCACAGAAAAAGCAAACGCTAAGATCGCAGAACTTGAAAAGTCTTTAAAGACTATGACAGTTCAGAACAAATTATCAGCCCTTGGTATTACCGGGGATGATGCTACAAACCTGATTTCCGCTGATGGGGAAATCAATTTTGACACTCTTGGTCAGATATTGACCACAAGAGAAAAGAATGCCGCAGCCGCAAAAGAGGCTGAACTTGCAGGAAACGCCGGAAATCCCGGTGGTCAGGGTGGTTCAAGCGGTGGCGACGAAGAAAAATCAGAGGGCGCAATCTACGCAGAACGTTTTAACGCCCAATATGCACCGAAAGGAGAATGACATATGTTTTACAAGAAAACATCATACGCTGAGGGTGCCAACATCCTTGATAGCGAGGTAGGCCTTGTTTTAAAGACTTATCAGGCTACAAATTCAATGGCCACCAATGGCGTAATCAAAAAGGGTACAGTGTTACCTTCAAACAATGGAAATGCAGTAGGCATCTGCTTTGAAGATGTTGACATGAGCAACGATACAAAGCGTCCTATTTCCATCATCGTAGCAGGCAGAATAATCGAAGCCAACCTTCCCGCAAGTGTTGAAAGCACTGCGAAGGCTGTACTTACCGAGATTGTGTTTGTCTGATTTTAGGAAAGGAGAAATAGTACAATGGCAGACGTATTAGGTTTAATTGAATCAAAAGACCTTCTGGCATTCAGCCAGAACTACTCAATCGAGAGAAACTATGTCGGCAATAGGCTCTTCCCTAACATCAAGACGGAAAATCTTGAAGCAGAGTATTATTCAATGTCGGCACTTAACCAGCTTCCTACACTTGCAAAAGTACACGCATTTGATTCAGAGGCAGTAATCGGGAATAGACCCGGACTTGACAAGTTCAACTTTGAAAAGTTCCTTGTTAAAGAAAAGATCAATCAGTCTGAGCGTACACAGTTCATGCTGGATCATGGCGTAGCAAAGACAGGACTTGTAAGAACAGTATTTGACGATATGAACAGACTTGCAAACAACGTAATTGCAAGGGCTGAGAAGATGAAGATGGATGTTCTTACAACAGGTATCATTACCATTTCAGAGAACAATCTTAACATGACCGTTGACTTTGGCGTTCCTTCCGGAAACAAGAAATCTTATGATTGGGGTTCACCCGAACATGATATTCTTGCGGACATACAGGAAATGGTAGACGTTGCGTCAGCAAACGGTCAGAATCCCGACACTGTTGTAACGTCGAGAAAGATCGTTCGCTATATGCAGAAGAACAAGTATATCCAGATCGCAATCAATTCAGCGCTTGGTGTTGGCGCTTATATTGATGAGGTACAGCTTAACAATCTCATGGAGCGTAAGTTTGGTTTTTCAATAATCGTTGACGAGGACATTTACGCAACCGAGAGCGTAAGCAACGGTGCAGTTACAAGGACTAAGGCGAGATTCTTTGCTGAGAACAAGTTCGTTATGACTTCGAGAAATAACGGTGCCGGTCTTTGGGGTCCTACTCCTGAAGAGCTTGCATATGCACCTTACAGTGAAAAGAACTCTAAGCAGTATGTTACCATGGCTCAGTGGCAGACACCTGATCCTGTGGCTCTTTGGACTAAGGCAAGCGGACTTATCGTACCTATCCTTCCTCAGCCCGATGCAATCGTAATGGCTACAATCGCATTTGATGGCAACGAACACTCACTTGATAACCTTACTGTAAGTTCAGCAGCAGGTACAGCAGTTGGCGATACCGCTATTACTGTAAGCCCTGCACTTACAAGCGGCAACAGCTACAAGTACAAGGTAGCTACTGATGTTACATTCCCTACCTACGGACAGAATCTTAGAAGCTGGACTACATGGGATGGAACAAGTGATATTACCGCTGCAACAGGCAAGGAAATCTGCGTAGCCGAAGTTGACGGAGATTACAAGGCTGTCAAGGCAGGTATTACTACAGTAACAGCTAAGGCATGATAGTAGGGGCTTAATGCCCCTATTATCCTTTATGGGAGGCTGACGAATGGTTGATATTAGTTCGCTTAAAACAGAGATAACAAGCCTCTTGCGGTCAGAGTTAGAGAATGAGGATAGCTTTGATGCTAATGTTTTGGCTAGTAAGGTTGATCTTGCGATAAGGGATGTAATGGGTAGACGTGAATACGGCAACAGCCATTACACGGAAGAAAAAATACTGGAGGAACTGTCTACCCGGTATTTTACCACCATCACAAACCTTGCAAGATACGATTACAACCAGAGTGGGGCTGAGGGACAGAAAAATCATTCCGAAAATTCTGTATCAAGGACTTGGTATGATAGAAACAAGCTGTTAAGTGATGTTCATGCTTTCGTCAAAATCTTTTAGGGGGTGACGGTATGCCGGATATTACGATAACACTTGCAACGTTGATTTCTATAGTATCTGTTTCGTTTGCCGTTTTCTTTGGAGTTAAGTCTAAAAAACGGGCTGATGATGAAGATGTGGCAAAGAAAGCCGAGATCATTGCAAGGCTTGACGTGAAAATGGATTCCTTGACAAAGAATTTCACAGATTTTGCAAATGATATTAAATTACAAATGCAGGATATGCGTAAAAACTTTCAGGAAGTCCAGAAAAAACAGATAGAGCAGGAAACAACATTAAAACACTTATTATCAAGGATTGAAAAGTTAGAGGGTGCTTGATTATGCGGACATTAAGGAAGAATAAGCAGACAATCTATTACGCCTTGAAAGCCGAAAGAACGGCTGTAACGTCCGAGGAAACGATCATTGTAGATGGTGAAACTGTTTACATTGACAATGGCGATTATGAGTTAAGTTATGATACGCCTGTTGAGTTCCTTGGAAATATCAGTTTTTCCGGCGGTGATTCCACAGACGTTGAGTTTGGGTTAGATATGTCGGCTTATGACGCTATTATTGTGACGAATAAGAACGCAATCCCGATAACCGAAACAAGTCTTATATGGTTTGAAACAGCTCCACCCTCGGTTACAAATGACGGGTCTACAGCAGACTACAGCGTTGTGGCTGTAAGGAATAGCCTGAATCAGACCAAAGCTATTTTGAAAAGGCGTGTGAAGAATGGTAATCAAAGCGAAACTTAATTCGGCTGACATTAAGAAAATGGCTGTTGAAGTAGAACAATATGGGATTGAGTTTCAGACTAAAATCCATACAGTTTTACGGAGATTAGCTGACAAGGGAATTGCTGCTGCAGCGTTGTCGGTTGGCAACATGGGACAGTATATTACGTTCACAAAGCAGAACGATCTTGACGGGGTTACGATAGTAGCACAGGAAACAAGCGTAATTGTTGCCGAGTGGATGCGATATGGCAAGTTAGTTCATGCAGAAGTTTCACCCTTGCTTATGTCAGAATTTGGTGCAGGTAGACACGCTGTTATCTGGGAAGGTCAGAATGGTAATACAAACACCTTGCCTGACGGAAAACAGATAGGACGTGGTACTTTCCCGAACCAAACACACGCATTTGAAGATAGTTGGTATTACATGGATTTAAGTGGTAATTGGCACGTTGCTACGGGTATTAAGCCCACAAGACCGTTGCACAATGCCGTAATAGAAATAATAACACAAGTTGAAGCTACAGCAAGGGAGGTGTTCGGATATGGCTCAGACTGATTGGGTATTTAGTATCGAACCTAAGATATACACAATCATTAAGACAAGGCTTGAAAATGCCTTAAAAACCACTTACCCGGACTTATATATCACTCAACAGGAAAAGTTGGATGATGAACCCTCTTTACCCACAATCTTTATCAAAATGTTGGATAGCCCCGAAATTGGTGCTGATCTTGACAATATTACCGTTAATGCGTTGATGGCAACCTTTGAGGTGCATATCACTATAGCAAAGAGCGGAGCTGATAACGGACTTGCGGGTATGCGTAAGTTGGCTTCTGCGGTGTTAGAAAACTTTAAGAAACTCCGCTTTAATGTGATATTCAGAGGTGAGATCAATAGAGAAACTTCTGATACATATACAATGATAGCACGTTACAGACGGGTTATCGGTGGAAATGAAGAAATAAACTTTTAAAACAGGGCAGACCTTAAAGGGTTTGCTTTTTTATTACTCACAAGGAGGATAAAGAAATGTCAGAGGCTACAATAATGGGTTTATCAACTCTTGGCGTAACTTTTGGATACGGTGTAGAAACGACCGCCGGACAGAAGCCCGCTACATTTACACAGCTCCACAGAATTAATGCAATCGGTGGAATTACTGTTAATCCCGCTACCATTGATGCGTCAGCATTAGAGGATTATGTAACAAAGACCGTTGCAGGACGTGGTGAAACAGGTGGTACTTGGACTGTAACAGTAAACTTTACAGACGAAACAGAGGACGAGTGGTCAGACCTTATAGCTGCTTACCAGGAGGCTAAGGCAGCAGGTAAGAATATGTGGTTTGAAACAATCGCTCCTAACCTTACAAAGGCGTTCTTTGTAGTTGCACAGCCGCCTGAGGCAATACCTATGCCTGAAATGGCACAGAATGGTCTTATGACCGTAGAGTTCCCGTTGGTTATCGTTGATCCTAAGGGAATGGATACAAAGGTTGCATTTAGCTGATGAAACGGCTTTTGCTTTATAGAAACCCCTAAAATGGAATGGGGCGGCGAAAGCTGCCCCTTCCCTTAAAGGATAATACAAATGTTAAAAGGGAAGGTAAAAAAATATGACAACATTACAGGTAAATGGTACAGAGTACAAGATTAAATTCGGATATAACAGTTTTTGTGATACTGATCTTCTGGATAGGACTTCCGAAATAATGGGAATCCTTAGAGGTGAAACGGGTACTACAAAGGATAATGAGTTTACCCGCAGGCTTTTCTCAGTAACAAGAGAATTGCTGTTTGAAGGATTCAAGAAGTATAACCCGGTTGAAAACCTTGAAGAAGTAGGAAACATCCTTGATGATTACTTTGACGAGGGTACAGAGGAAGAAACCCACGGACTTATGGATGTGTTCGGCATAGTAGCAAGTGAGTTACTTGCAGAGGGTTTTTTCGGCGATCTTCTCACGAAATCCGAGAAAGCGATAGCTCAGATTACGGAGAGGCAGAAGAAGAAAGCACAGAAGAAATAACATACACAGAACTTTTCTATAAAAAATTGCTCCCTATGTATGTAGCCTTGGGACTTACCAAACAGGAAGTCTTAGACGCTTGCCCTGTAGAAGTTGAATATGTGTTTGAAGCACAAAAAATCCGTAAACGGTTAGACGATCAATCTAATTGGGAATTAGGTATGTATATCGAATCGGCTGTAGCTACAGCGGTTGAACATAACCTTGCCGGATATAAGGCACGTTCCGAATACGTTAAAGAACCGTTTACACGAAGGCTTGATGCCGAGGATAACGAAAAACGTAAGCTAAAAGACAACAATAAACTTCTAATGGCATCACTTGAAACATGGGCTAAAAATTGGCAAAGGGAACATCAATAACGGAGGATTACTACAATGGCAGATTTAGAAACCTTAACGCTACAAATAAATGCTGAATCGCAAAAGGCTTATAATGCCATTGATAAATTAGCCCAAAGATTAAACAATCTTTCCGTCAGCATTGCTCAGATTGAAACAGGCAAACTTAATCAGTTGGCATTTGGCTTACAGAATCTCGGTACTGTAGTTGAATACATGAACAGTAAGACTAATAAAAGCAGCTATAAGCATATAGTGACTAATATTAGTCAGTTAGCAGCTATCAATACTGCCGGGATAGATACTATTGCAACTTCACTCGGAGGATTGACAAATGCTATAGCAGGCATGGCTAATACGGCAAACGTAACCGATAATGTTAAGCAGCTTATATTAGCATTGGGAAAGTTAGGCGGCAAGAACATTGAAAGAGCGATCGCAAACATTCCCAAACTTGAAAAATCTTTAGGGCATCTACTTAAAACATTCTCTAAAATTCCCGAAATCAACCAAAGCATAATAGATTTTGTCAATAGTCTTTCTAACCTTGCAGCACAAGGTAGTTCGATTGGTACAGCATCTAACTCTATCAAAAGTTCATTAGATCGTTTTGACGGTTCGGCAAGAAGGGCAACAAGAAGCTCTAAAAGTCTTGCAAGTGCTATCGGTAAGATGTATGCGGAATTTTGGATAGCAATGAGGGCAGCGTCAGGGCTTAAAAAAGCATTTATGGCGGCTGCTGATTATCTTGAAGCATATAACTACTTTGATGTAGTCGCTGAAAAGATAGGAACTGATACGTTCCACAAAGCGGGCGTTGGTAGTGCGGATGAATATGCTGATGCGTTTACATCCGAAATGAAACGCAAGATGAAACAAATGTCGGGTCTGGAACTTGACCTTGAAGATAGGCTTATTAAGACTACTAATGCTAAATCACTTGGACTTAACTTAACGGAGATAACACAGTATCAGGCATCCATAGCAAGTATTACAAACGCTATGGGACAGGCACAGGAAGTGTCTACGGCTACGGCTAAAGCATTTAGTATGTTGGCGGCTGATATGGGTTCACTCCGCAATGTGGATTATGAACAGGTAGCAAGTAACTTACAATCGGCTTTAACAGGACAGGCAAGGGCGTTATACAAGTATGGTATTGATTTAACACAGGCTACACTTGAACAGTACGCTTACGCAGCAGGAATAGATAAAGCCGTATCAGAAATGACACAGGCTGAAAAAGCACAGTTAAGATTGCTTGCTATCCTTGACCAGAGTAAGGTTGCCTGGGGCGATTTGGCTCATACTATCAATTCTCCGGCTAATCAGCTCCGTATGCTGAAAAACAACTTTGCTGAAACAGGAACAGTATTAGGACAGTTATTTGTCCCGATAATGCAGAAAACACTACCTTGGATAAACGGATTGTCTATAGCAATCAAAACCCTGTTGGTAGACATAGCAGGTCTGTTAGGAATTGAACTAACCCTTGATGAATTTGGTACGGGATTCTCGGACGTAATAGAAGAAGATACTGAGGCTGTAGATGATCTTAACAAGTCAATGAAAGAAACCAAAAAGGGAATCCGTGAATTTGACGAGTTAAAGGTTATCGGTGGAGATAAGAGCAAAGGTGTTAGCGGTCTGGCTGACCAGATAGACCTTACTAATGAAATTTTGAAAGCCACAGAAGAATATGAACGTGTCTGGGATGAAGCATATGACAAGATGCAGAGTAAGGCTCAGGAAATAGCCGAGAATATTGGTAGGGCATTAGAACCTATCAAGGAAATTGTTGAAGATTTCCATATTGGTGATTTCTTTAAGGCGGGTGAAGATATTTCTGATCTTGTTATATCGATATTTGATTTCGTTTCAGATGCTATTGATGATGTGGATTGGGAAGCCCTTGGCAAGAAAATCGGTGAGTTTATCGAGGGTATCAAGTGGAAAGATATTTTGTCAAGCGTAGGGAATCTTGTTGGAGAAGCTATACAGGCAGCATTTAATATCTGGAGTGGTTCGTTTAGTGTAGCTCCTTTTGAAACTGCATTGATTACCGCTTTTGGATTACTGAAATTTACAGGTCTTGGGGCTACGCTTAAAGGCAGGATTACAAAAACTGTCACAAATTATTTTAAGACCAACAAGATAGATTTTGCTAAAGCCGGATTAGGAGCTATTGAAATAGGTTTAGCCGTTTCAATGACTATTGATAATATTAAAGACGTTAAAAAGGGCGAATATACGGCACTTAGTTTACAGAGTTTGGCTAAAACGGCAATCAGTTCTCTTTTGGGTGCAGCCGGGTTTACATCTGTAGCGGGTGCATTGGGATTCGGTCATGCAGGCTTAGTATTTACTGTTTCGTTTGGACTTTCGTTTTTAATCAATATCATAGCCGCAAAGTTGAACGAACCAAAGCCTGATGTAGTACGTCAGATAGCATTTGACCGTAACAGATGGGTTGAGGAAAAACATCTTGACACCATGGAATTACTTGTCAATATCGAAATGAGAATGGGCGAAGTTGAAGATAAGGAAATGAACCTTGATTGGCTTGCCGAACAGGTTATAACGCTTTCAGGGTCATATGATACTTTATCAGACGCTTCTAAAGCACTCTTGAAGATTTATTCGGATGAACTTGTTTCGATAATGCCTGAGCTTGCTGATTCGATAGACAAGGTAACAGGTGCATACACGGGCGAAACAGAAGCACTTGAAAAACTTATAGAAAAAGAAAAAGCACATATTCAATCGCAGGCATATCTCCAGAATCTTGTTGATCTATCATCACGAAAAGACGAGATGCAGATTGATTATGACAGGTTAGAGCAGAAGGTAAACGATAGCAAGGCGGCTCTTGAAGAAGCAAAGCGAATTTTGCGAGAAGATGGTTTTTCGGAAGATTTGATTTCAAGACTTGAAGCAGGTACAGCCGTATTTGAAAAAGGTGGACGTGATACTTCTAAAGAAGCTGAAAGAGCTGCTAAAAGCCTTCACAGGTTGGCTTCTGAATATGAATCTAATGTTTTCTATTTGCAAGAGATACAGCGTGATTGGATAGATATAAATGACCAATATGATTATTATATGCAGAAATATAATGAGGTCACAAAAACTACCGTTGACGGCATTGAAGATGCTCTTACAGAAGCTAATGATAAAAACTCTAAATTAATTGATAGCCCGAAACTTCCTGAAGCTGTTGATTCAGTAATGGGAAAGATTGATAAGAAGATAAAGAACGGACATACTGTTACAAGACGTGATATGAGCGATATGTTTAACAGTATCAATAATTCGTTCTTGGGATTAGAAGAAGGCAAAGTACCCGAAGAAGTACAAGGTACAATGGAGGCTATTAAACAGGCGATTATTGATAATTCACCTGAACTTATCAATCTCATGGCAAAGTTAAGAGTACAGATGGAAAGTGCTTTTGAGAACGCTACTCTTGCCGGAAATGGTGAGCTGTTATGGAATCCCGAAGGGGTTGTAACAAAGATTGACAAGGCTTTCTATACTTTGGAAAGCGGTGTTGCTAATCATGCAAGAATGACAAGGAACGATATTAAGGGACTTACTGATTCGCTGTCAGAGTTGTTTAATAACAACTTGCCTGAATCTATTAATAGTTCTTTGAACAATCTTGGTGATGTTATTGAGAATGGTGGAAACATTCTTGGTGCAATAGACAGTTTAAAAACTGACATTATCAAAGAAGCACAGGGTATTGGCTTAAATGTAGACCTTGGCGTAGCAGGTGGTGTTTACAGTGGCACGGGCGTTGTTGCACAATCCGTAAGTTACATGGAGAAGTACGGTATAGAAACACCATTAGTAACCGAAACAAGGATCAGTTCACCTTCAAAGAAATATCGTGATCTGGCTGAATACATACCCGAAGGCGTGGCACTCGGAATCAAAGAAGATACACCAGAAGTTGTGAGTGCTATGGATAGCATGGTGATGAAAATGCAAGCCGCATTTTCTGATTATAGACTTAATATCCCGTCAATGAATCTTGGCAGACCTACTGTTGGAAACAGCTTTAATTACGGCAATATGGATGCAAATAACGCATTTATGACACAGATGGCTAATGCTGTTAATCAGGCAGCAGCTAACGGTCAGACCGAGGTGGTATTCAGAATCGAGGGTGATCCTCACGGAATGTTTACGGTGATGATGGAAGAAGATTCTAAGTACAAGAAACAGACACATGGAAGAAGTGCATTTGCATAAGGAGATAGGATATGGCTTACGCAGGATATTTAATCAAGATTGGTAATTATACAATACCTTTGAGCATGATAAAAGCTGACAGCTACTATGCTTATGTTAATATGCAGGACTATGAACCTTGGACGGACGCAAAGGGCTATTTGCATAGGGATGCGGTAGCCCTGAAAGCCTTAAAGGTTGAGTTTGATACAAAGGCAATGCTTAACAATACGGAATTTGCAACGCTGATAGCGAATATCCGGGCAGAATTTATATCGGGCAAGGAATACGCAAGGGAGTGTGACATAACGGCTTATATCCCTGAATATGACACTTATGTAACGCAGAGGGGGTATATGGCTGACTTTAAACCACAGATGTACCTTGCGTCCGCTACAGAGATTAAGTACGATCCTTGCCGGTTGGCATTTATCGGTGGCGTTACCACAGCAGCAGATTAAGGGGTGACAGCATGATAGATTACGCTTACAGAAACCTGTTTTACAAGTCACAGCAGACTAAAGATATTCTGATAGTCGATAGTGACGCTACTGTTACTCCCAATACGGGTACATCCCCTACAATTGAGGGGGCCACAGTTGAGATACATACGGATGATATAAAGATAGATTCATTTAACCTTGATGAAAAGTTATGTTCGGCTGCTGATCTTACCTGGGGCTTGATGGAAAGTGCTAAAGTTGAGTTTTCCATAAAGAACGCTGCTAATATCCCGAACCTAAAAAAGTCGGACTATAGCAAGATGGTAAACATCTACATCTACTTTAATGGTGACAGCGATACACTGTTTCAGGTTGGTCAGTATGTTTGTGAATCTGACAAATATACAAATGATAGACGCTTACGAAATATAGTCCTGTATGACGCTTTATATTTCATTTACAACGAGGATATAACCGAGTGGTATAACGGGATATTCAAGAACGCTAACTACATATCCATTAAGAATTTAAGGGATAGCCTGTTTGCTGAATTTGTATCTGAATACGATTACCCGTTTGAGCAGGAAGATGTAACTCTTGTAAACGATTTAGTCCAGATACCTAAAAACATTGAAACTGACAGCATTACATTTGGATTCTTTTTGTCGGGAATACTTGTTGCAAACGGCGTATTTGGTCATATAGGCAGGGATGGTAAGTTTCAATACAAAACCCTTGTTAAGTATGATGAAACCACGGTTGCTACTGTTACGGATGATTTCAGGAAACCGCCTACAACATATGAGGATTTTGCCGTATGGGGCATAGGTTATGTAGCCGTATTTAATGAGGATGGCAAGAAATTGATCCCGAATGTTGGTTCATCATCCTATAAACGTCCGTCCATTTACAGCATTATTGATAACTTTGTACTGACGGGTATTTTTTCTAAACCGGGTGGAGTTGACGAATTAAAAGCTGTGGTAGCAAATATCCGTGAACAGGTAACACATAGACGTTATGCTCCTATGAATGTTGACCATGTAGGTGATTTGTGTATAGAGGTTGGCGATAATGTAGCCGTTACGGGTGATATAGGTACATATAACACATACGTCCTTGAACGTCACTTAAAAGGTTTAGGAAGTATGATTGATACCTATACAAGCAAGGGCAATCGTAAACAGCCTAAATACAAGGGAAATGGTAAATACCACGGTAATGAATCTTCTGAGGATATAGGTACAAGCGGACAGGGTGCGGATGGTATCAGCACTTTTGACAATGAGCATGATAAACGTTTTTTGGAGATCATGCGAAACGCAGGCAAGCGGTTTTTAGCAGAGCCTACGGATGTATTGCTTGAATATGATGATACAGCTATGGAAGTCAGCGTAAAATGGTCAGACCCTACGGATATAGCCACAAGCGAACCCGAACCTATCACATGGGGAAGTACAATCGTTATCCGTAAAGAGGATTCAGTTCCGCTTAACCGCTATGACGGGACAGTTCTTGTTACAAACACTACAAGGGATGAATACAGCGAAACGGCTTTTGTAGATAACACGATCGAGAAGAACAAGAAATACTATTACGGAATTTTCCCGATAGGTACGAATGGCAACGTTACATTTACAAAAATCATGGTTGTTGATACTACGGAATATCTGTTAGCTCCGATTATCAATAGCATAGAGAGGATAGCATAATATGGATAAAGTCTTATGTCATTTTTATGCCAATACTTATTATGACGAATGGCGGGTAATAATAACCGATTATACGGATGGGAAAAGTCCTATATCAGACAACGCATCCCCTAACGGGATTAATGCTTATAATGCAAGTACTTCGGAAAGTTGTAAGATTTGTAACAGTGCTATTTATGCGGGCGTTTCCCCTTCTTCCTCTAATCAGGTTGTATATGTGTGCTTGTTTGCTAATGAAGCGTTTGTGATACAAACACAATTTAAACGCTCACAAGATTCTGAATGGATAAATGCTACTTCACAAAATTACAACAAACCGAATAATGGATTTTATACTATTACTTCAAATGCAGTAGAATTTTCCAATACTTCATTGCTAACCTCAGGTATCATAAGTTCAGGATTGAATACGAGTAAAGAAATCACTTCCGAATTAGATATTCCGATATTTTCCGATTTTAACGAGTATAAACAATTTGCTTTATCCCCCGTTCCGAGTGCAAGCGTTGAGGTATCGTATGATATTCCGCAAGGTGATTATGAGTATGTTAAACTTGTATTCAAGAAAAACCGAATACCGGCTGATGTGAATGATGGCTATGTTGTAGACATTGACCCGACAGCCACTTCTGTAGAGGTTGAAGGCATAAGCAAGACTATAGGCACTAAATACTATTTTGCAATATTCACGGATAAGTCGGTTAGTGATGAGTTTTCGTATGAGGTTACAGCCCCCGTACCGAGGTTTAGTATAGCCAAACAGTTCAAGTCGGATAACGGAACATTCAACTACAATTTCCCGTCATGGATGGAAGAAAAAATCTTGCAAGTATTAGAGAATAATCCGTCAGAAACATCAATATGGTTTGATGTGGAAAACTATCCCGCAGTTGAAGGCTTATATAGTCACCAATTCGTAGAATATCCGTTACAGTTCAGGACTTATTACGGTACATATCCCGAAACAGGTTCACGTCCGTCTACAAGTTACTATATAGCTAAAGATTTTAAACTTGAATGGCTATGGGTTAGCGGTAATTTATCAAGAGATAATACGGACTATTACAAGAGCAACGGAGAATGGGTTAGCGGTTATACTTCGGGTGCGGGTAGTTTCGGACGTGCCGACAGCAATTTTGAATCATCTGTTGCATTGTTTTTCATATTAGATAATAGAGCAAAGAAGGGTTATCCCACATTTATAGTTTGGGCTCATAGTGAAAGATGGTCAGGACGTAAATATCAATGCAATATCAGTAAAATGGGTACAAACGCACAGTACAATAATGTGGCTTCGGCAATATACAACGCTTTAAAATAACTAACAGGAGGATGGTATCATGTTTAAAAAAGACAGGGAAGATAATATGTGGTTGACAAGGGGGGACACGCTTTATCTGGACGTAAAGAACTTGAAGTACAAGGATGAAGAAGGACGTACACAGGATTATCAGTTTGAGAACGGAGATAACGTGTATTTCCGCCTGAAAATCAACACAGAAACAGTTCTTGAAAAGATTTTTGCTGTTGACGTTGAGGAAAACAAGGCTACATTAGAGTTATTCCCGTCAGATACCGAGAACCTGGCTAATGGCATGGTATATCGCTATGAGGTTGAAGTTGTTACGGCTGATGATAAGCATTTTACCATCAAGGAGAATAAGCAGTTTACTATCGGTACGGAATTGGAGGTGCATGACTAATGGCTGAAAATTACGGAACTCTTGAAGGCACTTTAGATGAACATGGCGTGTTATCGGGTGAAATGAGTGATCGTGCCACTTTAGAAGGTGAGATACAGTTCGGTAGTGGCGGTGGCGGTGTTCTTGACGTATTCCAGAATGGTCAGAGCGTTGTCGAGGGCAGAAAAGCCTATGTAACAGTCCCTACGCTTTTAAGGGAATTACGCAGTGATGATTACCATAACACTGTTACTACTTTTGAAATACAGAATTGGAACGGCAAGGCTGACCCTTCTGATATTCCCACGGCATTATCACAGTTAGATAATGATGATAACTATGTTCAGGATGCCGATTATGTGCATACCGATAATAACTTTACGAATGAAGATAAAACTGCTATTGGCAATATCCCTGAAAACATCACAGATTTGTCAGATGTAGCGGTTGACAATATTCAGAATGGTCAGGTCTTGAAGTGGGACGCTACACAGGAAAAGTTTGTCAACGCTGATGAAAGTGGCGGTGGTAGCGGTGATGTTGCGGATGTTAAGGTTAATGGAACATCTGTTGTTGATCCTGTTACCAAAGAAGCAAATATTGATCTTACCGGGTATGCTGAAACATCTGACATACCTACTGACCTCGCTGACTTATCAGATGATGCTACGCATAGGCTTGTAACTGATACAGAAAAATCAACTTGGGATAACAAAGCTGACGTAAGTGATATTCCTACGATCAATAATAATACAATCACTATCCAGAAGAACGGGCAAAACGTAGATAGCTTTACGCTGAATCAGGATAGTAATAAGGCTATCAATATTGCCGTTCCGACAAAGACAAGTGACTTGCAGAATGACGATTCATTTATCACTAATACAGTCAATAACCTTGCTAACTACTATCTGAAATCTGATACCTATACTCAGACCGAGGTTAATAACCTCATAAGTGCAGCGGTTAATGGCAGGTTTGAAAAGGTTACTACACTTCCTGCAAGTGGTGAGCCTAACGTTATCTATCTTGTCCCTAAAACTACGGCACTTACGAACAATGTCTATGACGAATATATTTGGCAGGATAACACTTGGGAACTTTTAGGCAGTACAGAAATTGACCTGTCTAACTATGTTACCACTACAGACTTGTCTACGGCTTTGGCTGACTATGTAACATCATCTACCTTTAACACTACGATCGCTAACTACTACACTAAAACCGAGGTTGGCAATCTGTTAGACGGTAAGGTTGACAAGGTTAGCGGTAAAGGTCTTTCGACATATGATTATGACGCTACGGCAAAAGGGATCGTTGATAATGTCACTACGAACCTTGCGGGCAAAGTAGATAAGGTAAATGGCAAGGGATTGTCTACAGAGGATTATACCACTACCGAAAAGAATAAACTTGCCGGAATTAGTACAGGTGCTAACAAAGTTGAATCAAGCACTACTAATGGAAACATTAGGATAGATGGTACTGAAACACAGGTTTATGATGGTTCTGGAAAAGTTGATAAAGTCAACGGCAAGGGACTTTCAACTAATGACTACGATAACACCGATAAAGCTAAAGTAGACAAGATCAACACCACCACCACAAGTATAAGCGGCAACCCTATTTCAATCAGCGGATTAAAGTCAAACCAATTAGCGGCTAATCCTATAATCACGCTTGAACCGATACAGGCAGGAAGTGGGACACCCTCACCGAGTAATATCCGTGCGATAAGCGGCTATGATAAAATCGAGGCTTTATCATGTGGGAAGAATCTGTTTGATGGAACATATTCGGTAACGGGATATTTTTTAAGAAATGATGGTTCTGAATATCCGGGAACATTTAATATTACACAATATATTGTTGTAAAGCCAAATACTGCGTATTATTTTACCGAATTATCGGGTGCAACATCCGCTTGTATATGTTGGTACAATCAAGCGAAAGAATTTATATCCGCAACTTCAATTACGGCAGGATTTACGGCAACATCACCCGTCAACGCATTTTATTTAAGAGCATCTGTAAGGGATGGAAAGACGAATGTATGTATAAACGAGGGCAATACGGCTATAACTTACGTTCCCTACGATAAAGCCACATCTATATCGGAATCCTTAGGGCAGACCGTGTATGGCGGGACGTTAGATGTTAGGACGGGAGAATTTATAGTTGATAGTGGCTATTATACTTTTGACGGGACAGAAATATGGACGTTAAATAGTACAAACGGAAATGCACAGTTTGAGAAAACCGATATGAAATTAGGTGTAAACCAAAGCGGTATATGTTCTAAACTTGCACAGGGTAATTCAAGTGGAAATATTTTATTTGGTTCGGGAAATAATAAAATTTATCTTTTAGATGTAATTAATCAATATTCACTCGATACCGTTGCAAAGATACAAGCCTTTACCACGAAAATGCAAATTGTATATCCTCTTGCCACACCCTTTACTATTCAACTCACACCTCATGAAATATCTCTACTAAAAGACTATGCTTATGTCAGCACTAACGGAACAACGATTGCCCTTGACTACCACAATGGCGAGTTGGCAAGTTTAAGTGATGTGGCACAGTTGGGCGAAACCGTTAATGAGTTGGGGGATAAGGTAAGTGCAAATGATGCGGGTACACAGGTTAATTTAATGATATATAATACATCATCTAATAAATATGTATGTCCGTCAGATGGATATATTAGTCTGGCTAACTCAGGCGTATATGTTGATGACTATATAATTATGAACGTGTATGGTGCAAACGATAATCTAATATGCGGATTAAGATGCGATACTTCCGTAGCGAGCATAGTTACCGTACAAAACCTTTTTGTAAAACGTGGTATGAAATGTTATGTCCGTGCCACATCAAGTACGGGTTCATTTACGGCATTATTTACACCGTTAGCGTAACCCCATAAAATAACCATTTTAGGAGGAAAGATGATGGAATATGAAAACGTGGAAGAAATACTTGCTTGTATTATAAAGCATATTAGACCAGATGGGAGTTTTTCCTATTTTCAACTTAATGAAATTAAAGGCTTGAAAAAGTGGTTGACTGAATTTTGCGAAAATCAACTTAATGAAGAAATAAAAGAGGTAAAGCCTACGAATGACGGATGTGGTTTTGATGAAATGTCCGATTATTCTCTTTACCTTAACGGATAATCCAATAAAACCAAAATTTTAAGGAGGTAAAGCATGGTAGTTGTTCTGATTATAGTATTATGGGCGGTTCTTGCCGTGCTTTTCCTCGCTATTCTGAAAGGAGGAAATGATGATGATTAAACTCAAAAATTCTTGGTATGATGTGCTGAAATGGATAGCTTTAATTGCTATTCCTGCGATTGTAACATTCTTATCGGTGGTACTCGGAGCGTTAGAAGTGGACGCTCATACCATTAATGTGATTACAACCATTTTGTCAGCCGTTGGTACTCTTATCGGTACTTTAATCGGCGTTTCTACAGTTAATTACAACAAGGAGGTAGGCAATGGCGAAAGCGACAGCTAAATTTGATGATTTTAAGACTTACCTTGTATCGAATCTTGGCAATATGTACGTTTTAGGGGCTCAGGGACACAAGTTTGTCAGTTTATTAGACAGACTTTGTGCTATGGAAAAGAATGATCCTAAACTTATCCAGAATGTACTTACATTGCTCAAAAAGAAGTTAGAAGCAGGCGTAGATATTATGACGCTTTTAGCCTTTGATTGTTCTGGATTAGGCATGAAATGGCTGATTGAAACGGGCAAAATATTCAAGTACGACATGACAGCGAAAGAACTTTATAACTCCATCCCTGAAAAAGTTAAATCTTTGAGTTTGGTCAAAGCGGGCGATTTTGTATTTACTGAATCCCTTGGTCATGTTGGCTATGCTATCGGTGACGATATGGTTATCGAAGCCCGTGGTACTGCATATGGGGTTGTAATGACTGACTTATACAAGCGTGAGTGGACTAAAGCTGCCCGCCCTGATTGGTGGATTGATCTTAACGAAAAGCCTATACTCCGCAGGGAATTAAAACTTACAGACCCTTATATGACGGGTGAGGATGTTAAGACAGCTCAGGCATTGCTTACCGAAAAGGGTTACAATCCCGGTACGATTGACGGGGTATTTGGCAAGAATACTGAAATTGCAAGTAAGAATTTCAAGTATGATAACGGCTTAAAGCATGAAACAGGAACTATAGGTAAGAAAACCGCCGAGAAATTAGGTTTTATCTGGGAAGGTTAAACACAAAAGGAAGGGTGCAGCATGAAAATTTCAGAATTTACATTAGACGAACTCAATCTGTTTAGGACACAGTGTTCGTTTACGGATGAAGAACGGACTTGTTTTGAAATGAAAATAAAAGATGCTTCAGATATTGAATTGGCTTTTGCGTTGACTTGTTCCGATTCCAAAGTAGCATTTGTAAAACGTAAGATGAGGGCAAAGATAGATGAGGTATTACGACAGAACGTAAGAAAAGCCAACTACCCTCAGCAGTTTCCCTTTTGTGGTAATTGCCAACAGCGTGTTCTACATACGATGGCTGAATGGGCGAAGTTGCCGGACTTCATTTCAGTAAAAGGACAGGAATACGTATATACAGATTATCGTACTGAGGGAAAGATAAACTATCCACGTTCCAAAATGGGTGATGGTATTACGTATGTTTCAGAATTACCGTTTTATACTTCATGTATTACAGAAGAAGACATGGAGCGTTGGGACAATAAACCTGATACGGAGAGCAACGATTTTGGTAAAGTAATCGTCATTGACCATAAGTACGTTGGTGATAATAAGTTCGTGTTCCCCACCAAAGGCTATGTGACGCTTGAATTTAAAGCCGATGGCATTGAACACGCTGAGGTGAAGATATACGGAGCAAGTGGTCAGACGTATTTTACCCTTAGCAAATATACGGATCGTGATAACCAAAGTAAGAAAATCATGGTTGAAAAGGGTATGCAATGTGAGTATGTATCAGCGTCCGACAATGCCGAGATAAAGTTCTATCCGTTAGTTTAAAATTGCCTATCCGCCATGTGTGGAAAAGGTTGAGGTAGCGGTATGAAATTTCTCATGCCGTTACCGTTTATTCATAAAATGTTAATTTGACTTGGGCTCAATTCCATATTATAATCATCCAAAAACAACGGAGGAAGCGCCTATGGATGATGTTGTGAGCAGACAAAAAGTATTGGCTACGATCATGGAATGGATCGCTAAAGGCGAAATTAACCGCCCGGACGCTATTAAACTACTCGGTGACAGGATTAGAGAGATACCGAGTGAAAATATAGATTGTGAATAATTAAAACGGGAGAGAACGATATGGGGAATCATGTAAAATTTATATCTTATGATGGAGCTTATCCTGTATATTGTTTCGGAACACTTACGTTATCTATTGATGGGGAAGAAGTCACATTTGGCTGGCAACCATTTGGTCAGAAAAATAACTGTATGTTTGGCGGATTTTGGGAAGATGGCGTATATCTTGATACTAACAAAAATAGCGAAAAATATTATGTGAATCGATTACCCCAAAAATACCGCAAATATGCTGATGAAATATATAAAATATTTGAAACCGAAGATGCTTTGACAAATGGTTGTTGTGGTGGCTGCGAATAAAGTTCTTATATATAACATTTTCTCTTATGGACCTCACTTTTATCGGTGAGGTTCTTTTTTTTGTTCAAAATGCAAATTTTCAACAGTTTTTATGATGTTTTTAGACAGAAACCCTGCAGGTCAGGGTTCTTTTTTTATGTCATAATTTGGAAAAACAAAGGAGGCATAAGATGTATGTATTCGCTAACCCTAATCCCCATAAGCTGATAACTGATGATTGCGTTATTCGGGCGATTTCGCTTGCTACGGGCAAGTCTTGGGATGATGTTTATGTTGAGCTTTTTGTTGATGGCTATATGGATAAGCAAATTCCTAATGCTAATGGCGTATGGGGACAGTATCTTATCGATAGAGGATTTAAAAGGCATACGCTGATAGACACCTGCCCTATGTGCTATACAGTTAAGCAATTTTGCGAAGATCATCCACACGGAACGTATATTATCGGGACGGGTACACACGCAGTTTGCGTGATTCACGGTGATTGGTTTGACGTTTGGAACTCTTGTGATTCCCCTGTTTTATATTTCTTTAGCATGGAGGACTAAGTTATGTATGATTATCGAAATCCTTTTCAGTACCAGAATCCGTTTCAGGCAAATGTGAATATGCCTACAACGCCTATACAGGACAATATGATCGTTTCGGTTCAGAGTGAACAGGATGCCCGAAATTATATTGTGGCATACGGACACTCAATCATCTTTAAGGACGAGAATAAGCCGTTGGTATTCTATACCAAAACAGCTATTTCACAATTTGAACCACCCGTATTTAAGATTTATGACTTGGTTGAGCGAACACAGGAAACGCCCGTAAATGCCCCTGAAAATGTTAAGCCTATGGATTTATCCGCTTTTGTAACAAAAGACGAATTTGGGGCATTACAGAAAGAATTACAGGCACTTAAACAGGCACTTGGGGAAGGAGATAAGACATGAATCTATTCAATCAGATGCTAAGTAGGCTGATGCAAAATCCTATGGCTATGCTTTCACGCAAATATAAGATACCGCCAAATGTAAATACCAATGATCCTAATGCAGTAATCGAATATCTTATGAATAGCGGTCAGGTTTCACAGGGTATGTATAACATGGCAAATCAGCAACTTGCTCAAATGAAGAAAAACAATAACATGAAGTAAAAAGTCGGTGCGCAAGGCTTTTTATATAAACCGGGTATCAAAAGTGATACTCGCTGACCTTACAAAATCTAAAGGAGGATTTTATTATGGCACTTGAAGAAAATGGTAACACAATGGTAATGCCTGTATCACCCATGAACAGCAACAATGGTGGCTTTGGTGGTTTTGGTGGTGACGGATGGTGGCTTATCCTTTTACTGCTTTGTTTCAATGGCGGATGGGGTGGCTTTGGCGGAGGCTTTGGCGGAGGACAGTTAGGTTATGACTTCCCTTGGCTTCTTAACGGACAGAACGGTATTAACGCTAATATCAATGATGGTTTCCGTGACCAGATGCTTAATTCCAACATTCAGGGTATTCAGAACAGTATCACAAGCGGTTTCGGTGATGTTCAGACAGCTCTTTGCGGCGGCTTTGCGGGCGTAAATGCAAGCATTAATGGCGCACAGAACGCAATCGCAGCACAGCTTTACAGCAATCAGATTGCCGATCTTGAAAGAAGTTTCGCTGCTCAGACAGCAAACACACAGGGTTTAACAGCTTTACAGGCTCAGTTAGCACAGTGCTGCTGCGATAACAGGGCTGCTACGGCTGATTTAAAGTACACTGTAGCTGCCGAGGAATGTGCTACAAGGACTACTGACACTCAGAATACACAGAGTATTCTTAATGCAATCAATGGCGGAATCCAGAGCATAAAGGATCAGTTATGCCAGGACAAGATTGACGCTAAGAATGACGAAATAGCAAATCTTAGACAGTCACTTGCTATGAAAGACCTTGCTGCTTCTCAGACCGCTCAGAACGCATTTATAGCACAGGGATTCTCAAACGAAGTAGATCAGCTTTACAACAGACTTGCTAGTTGCCCTGTTCCTTCTACTCCTGTTTACGGCAGAACCCCTATCTTTACTTGCTCACAGAATGTAGCGGGTGGTTGCGGATGCGGTGGCAACGCTTTCTATAACTAATTAGGAGGTATTGCCATGGCAAAATATGTAACAACAAGCGATACTTTGGTTGCTCTTAATAGCACCATTCCTTTTAACAGTGTTTCTATCCCTTGCAATAAAGGACAGGTTATTCCTGTTGCACCGGGGATTCTTACTCTTAAAGGCAATACTCCTAATCGTTTCGCGAGATATGAAGTGACAGTACAAGGAAATATTGCGGTTCCGGCTGATGGTGAATTAACACCTATAGCTTTGGGAATAGCCATTGACGGGGCCGTAATCCCTGAAAGTGTGGCTATCTTTACGCCACAGGCTGCAGGGGAATATGGTCATATAAACACAAAGGCAACCGTGACAATTCCTTGTGGTTGTTGTGCGTCAGTTTCGGCACATTATGTTGACGGAACAGAGGATGATCCGGCTGTAACACCTACACCTTCAATCCTTGTAAGACGTAATGCTTCAATATCTGTAACAAGAATAGCGTAAAGGAGGGCGTACTATGAATAATGTTGAAGAACTGCATAAACTTTGTGAAAAGGCTATGGAATCAATAGCTGAATCTAACAAGAAACTTGCTAAAGAGAATGAGAGATTATCGGCAGAGGATGCTAAATATCTCGATTCCCTTGCACATCTTGTTAAGTCGGTTAAGACCGTTATAGCCATGGAAGAATACCCGGACGGTTATTCGGGTGAGTATTCTGGAGAGTATTCCCGTGATGGCGGATGGAACTACAATAGACCCTACTATACAAGCGGAAACTATTATATGGGAAATTCAGGCGTTAGACGTATGAGGGATTCTATGGGACGTTTCACAAGCCGTGACGGTGGATATAGCAACGGCAATTATAGCCGTGGTGACGGTTATAGCCGTGACGCATCCAGGCAGAAGATGGTAGATAAACTTTCTACTTTGCTTGATAACACTATGAGCGATAGTGAAAGACAGGCTATCAGCGAATGTATCGATAAAATTAGATAAGAATTAGGCACACTTTATCGTGTGCCTTTTCCTTTGTTCTTAACTATAGGTTTTCCGTATACAATGTCAAGACGTTCCAAAACGGTATATAATCCGTATAATATCGCAAACAAAATCACAGTAGAAAGTAATCCACATAGTAGAATTTCAATCAATAACACAGGATCTATTACGGTTTTGACATGAGAATATCCTAAATAATTTGTAGTTTCTTTTTCGGACACTCCATAGATTATCGCAAGAGCGATCGTTCCGATAATCCCTGATACTAATACTACAAATGATAATACTTTTAAAAATTTTTTCATGGTTATTCCTCCTTATTTAATCTCTTGTGTTTTTCTACAGGGACAGGATAAAACTAATTCCAACAATGTATCATACCGGGAATCCTTATCCTGTATCGCTTTTAACAACAAATCCATTCTTTGATCTTTAAGAGCAACCTGCCCTTTAAGAAAATCAATACTTTTTGACCATGTTAATCTTTCGAGTTCCATTTTTTCGTGCATTTTGACACGTTCTTTATCAAAAGCAGCTTCAAGCTGTTCGATTTGCCGTTCAAGTTCCTCGATACGTTGTATCTTATATTGTAACAGAGATTTCATAACTTGAACATCTAAATTATCATCCGCTTCAATCGTTTCAATATCAAGTAATGCTTTAGCTATCGGTCTTATTGTTTCCTCATATCTAAACGATAATTCTTCCGATCCGTCCTGAAACACTCTTGAAATAGTAGATTTAGAAACAAAATCCCCGTTTTTTTCCATAAGATCAAGAATATCTCCATATGATAAGTCTTTTTCCTTGCGTACTTCTTTGAGTTTAATTATTATCTCTTTGGTGTTCGTCATGTGTTCGCTCCTGTTCGATAGTGTTCAATTTGTGAAACATTAGGTGCAGTGGTTTAATATTTGGAACTTTTCATTGCTAATAAAGTGTGATAGGCTTTTCACATCAACAGGAAAAGAGGTACATTCTAATGGATGAAAAAGAATTTATCATACTGTATTTACAATCAAGTGCTGAGGTTAAGGCTCAGATTGAGAAGGCTTTAACAGAGCTTCAACAGCACTTTGAACCTGCGGAATAGCATTTTTATATTGCTCATATAGTTTTATTGCTTTTTCTATTTCGGAAGTTGAATATTGGCTTTTAGGATCGACAGATTCATTATTGCGGTCAACGCCTTCTATACCCATCAACCATACAGGCGCAACACCTAATACGTTGGCTAATTTTTGCGCTTGTACTGATTTGGGTTCATACTTACCACTTAAATATCTACTTATATGACTTTGATCTACTCCAGATTTTGAAGCTAACTCGGATTGGTTTATGTTTTTTTCTTCCATAATTTGTTTTAATCTTAATGCCGCTTCACTCATATGTTTTTCCTCCTTCCGTAAGGATTTAGTGTATTTTAAACCATTTATCGGCAGTATTCAACAAAAACTTTAATTTTTTTCAAAAAAGGGGTTGACAGAATGAAAATGAATGTTATAATCAAAATATGTGAAAACACATATTCCAAAAGAAAGGGGGTATGATAATGTACGGCAAATTAAAGGGAAGAATTATAGAAAAGTATGGTTCTCAAAAAGCGTTTGCAAAGGCTTTAGGGCAGACCGAACAATGGATTTCACTTAAAATGACAGGCAGAAGTGAATTTACTGCAAGTGAAATGGAAAAGTGGGCGGAATTGCTTGACATTCCTAAAAATGCTTATGGGGACTATTTTTTTTATAATTTAATATGTGAAAACACATAAAACAAGAGGTGCAAAATGATATTAAGTAGGGAGGGCGAATGAGAGCAATACTAACAGCCACAGTGATTTTTCTAATCCTGATTGGCGGAACAAAGGTACAGGCAAAAGGTAATGGCACGGCAGATATTGATTTTCAGGCACGAATTTCAGAAATGACAAAACGCCACAGAATCATTACGGACAATTTGATTGCTTATGTCAATTACAAGCATGAGAGTATCAATCTTTTAGCCGAGGTTATCTACCATGAAAATTGGTACACGGACAAAGACAAATTAACGGCATATTGGACGGGAGCTGTTGTTATGAACAGAGTTAAATCCTCAAAGTTTCCTAACACAGTTAAAGAAGTCTTATACCAAAAGAAACCCATTCAGTACAGCACTACAGGAAAGTTTTTTACAAAAGAAATCCCGGACGAATGTTACCAGATGGCAAGAGATATTTGGGAAAACGGAACACCTGACGTTCCAGAAAATGTTTTATATCAAGCGACATTTTCACAAGGGAAGATATGGAAACAGTTAAACGGTGAAATATTTTGCTATGGATAAGGAGGTTACATAATGAAGATCATTCTTGTTTTACAGAAAATCATAGTGATAATCGGTGTTTGTTTTGGACTTTCGTTACTTTTTTCAGAAGTCCCCATTACTGAAAGTATGTGGACACAATTAAAGGTTACTCTTGGCGGTTTAGGATTAATTGCTTTATCAATCCTGTACTACGGCTTAATAGGTTGGGAAGAAAGCAGGTTTTCTAATGAAGCAAGGTAGACGGCTATACAGAAACGAAAAAGAAATCCTACGAAAGCAACACTTAAATCCCGAGGAATACAGTTTCCTGGGCGATTGCCTTGATACGGACGGAAAACCCGGTAGTTATTTCAAAATTCAAAACAAGAAAACAGGCAGTATTAAGATCATTAGTAAATTTTAAAGGAAGGGGTATTTTATGAATCTTACGATTGAGAGAATTATTCTCCATAATTTCAAAGGCTTAAAGCATGAAAACCTTTTGCTCAACAATTCTAACGTGACGATCAGCGGAGCAAATGGTTCAGGAAAATCAACTATAGAGTGTGGTTGGTTTTGGTTAATGGCTGATTGTTCAGAATCTTTAGCGTCAAATCCGGCGGTATTCCCATTAGATATGGAAGAAGCCACACCTTCTGTTGAGGTGGTGGCTGTAGTAGATGGCAAGCACATAACACTTGAAAGAAGGCTTACCAGGACAGTTAAGAAATCTAAGGTTGAAGGCGTTGCTGATGCGGTCAGTTTTTCGTCAACTTACCTTGTTAATTCCGTTGAATACGGACTTAGGGATTTCAAGCAGAAAATAGCCGAGTACGGCATCACAGATAAATTTTTAACACTTTCACATCCTGATATGTTCCTGTCCGGCAAGAAAGATGAAATGCGAAAAGTCCTTTTCGGTATGGTCAGTGACATTACCGATTACGAGGTTGCTTTACAGATGGACGGATGTACCGAGGCTACATTGCTACTCAAAGACTATACCTTTGATGAAGTAGCATCCATGCAGAACGCTAACCTTAGAAAGATCAAAGAGGTTTACGGCAAGGACGGGGAACTTTTACGGGCTAAGATAGAGGGCCTGGAGTTAAGCAAGGTTGATATAGACTTTTCAGCATTAGAACTTCAAAAGAACATGATTAAAGAAAAACTTGCAAGCAATAAGACCGAACAGGCAGCTTGCGAACAGATAGAACGTGAACTTAATGAACTCCGTAATAGGGATTTGGCTTTACAGATGGAACTTTCCGGGATCGTTCAGAAAGAGAAAGCCGAGAAAAAAGCCTTAGAGGAAAAGATATATTCAGAACGCAAGGGGTTACAGGAACAGTTATCACAGACTGAGCGTGATATTTCCAGATTAAAAAACGAGGTAGATATTCATGGCGGTGCGATTAAAAGGCTTGAAACATCTATTAAACAGGGTCAGGATGCGATTTCAAAAATCGAGGCAGAGGTTTTTGATGAAACTACTGCTATATGTCCTGTATGTCATAGGCTTTATGAATCAGACAAGATTGAGGAAATGAAAAATGATTTTGAGGCTGACAAGTTGAGAAGAATCGCCGACCTGCATAAAGAGGTTACAGAGTATATGTCACTGTTGGCTATCAAACGTTCAGAATTGGCTGAAATCAGCAAAAAAATACAAAAGGCTATAAATGATAAGGCTGATATAGAAACCGCCTTAAATAAGCCTTTAAATGCGTTTGACGGGGCTATGGAAGAACCGCAGACATATCAGGCTGACAAAGATAGGTTAGAATCCGAGATCGCTGCTAACAATGCCCTTATGGAAAGCAAGAAAGCCGGACTTAAAAACATGACATTGTTAAAAGCCGAGGAACTTAATCTCCATGATGAATTAAGGAATTGTGAGATTCAGTTATCTAAGGCCGGTGATAACGCAAGGATAGATGATAACATAGCCGATTTAAGGGCTTCACAGATGGAATTTGAACAGAATAAGGCTAATTCAGAAAAAATCCTGTATCAGTTATCACTTATCCAGAAACGCAAGAATGAGCTGCTTACAGACAGTATCAATAAGCACTTCCAGATAGTTAAGTTCTCATTCTTTAAGTATCAGAAAAACGGTGAGTACAAGGAATGTTGCGAGGTCTTTGTAGATGGCAAGGAATTAGGGGCTTCACTTAATACGGCTATGCAGATCAGGGCAAAACTTGATATAGTCAGCGGCTTACAGAATTTCTTTGGTGAGCATTATCCTGTATTTCTGGATTCAAGCGAAATGCTTGATGATAACACAAAGTCACAGATCGTTATGCCCTGTCAGATGATTTATCTGAAAGTGGCTGATAATAAGGAATTATTTGTAAAGGAGGATTAATCATGGCAGATGAAATCAAATCAGCAGAAAACAAGTCGCAGCAGACAGCAGTAACACAGACAAAGGAAAGCACACATCTTAACTTACAGACAGACTATTCTTTAGGTATATTCGGCACTTCCGACAACTTCAAGATGGCATGGCAAATGTCACAGGCATTAGCTGAATCTACAGTAGTTCCGGCAACGTTCCAGAAGAACCCTTCTAACTGTCTGATAGCTATTGAACAGGCAAACAGGCTTAATATGTCACCTTTTATGGTAATGCAGAACCTTTACGTTATTCAGGGTAAGCCTTCATGGAGCAGCAAGTTCCTTATCGCAATGATAAACGGATCAGGCAAGTTTGATTCTGAATTGCAGTATGACGAGAAAAAGGACGCTAACGGCAAGCCTTACAGTTGCCTTGCATGGACTTTAAAAGGTGGCAGACGTATCGAAGGCATGGAAGTGACTATGGATATGGCAAAAGAGGAAGGTTGGCTTGCTAAAAACGGTAGCAAGTGGAAAACACTCCCGGCACTCATGCTTAGATACAGGGCAGCTTCATTTTTTGCAAGTCTTAACTGTCCCGAACTTACACTTGGTCTTTATACCAGAGAAGAAGTTGAGGATAACGATTTTAAAGAATATCCCGTAAATTCGGCAGAAGCAGAGATCAAGAGGGATAATGACGTTAAAGAATCCGCAAACAGTGTTGATTTTGAGTTTGAGGATGCAGATGTAAGACCTGTTAATGAAAACATGGCAAAGTAAAACCCATTACTTCTTTCTCCAAAAGTGCCGTAAGGCGGGTGTGGTAGGTGGGAATAATAAACGAAAAGGGGGGTGGTTAAATGAATGTGAAGTGTTTGGGTACAGGATCAAAAGGAAACTGTTACGCATTAAAAGATAATGAAGGTCATATCCTACTGCTTGATTGCGGTATTTCCATAAAGGAAATTAAAGTCGGAATAGATTTTCAGGTGTCAAAAATAGTTGGTTGCCTTGTAACGCACTCACATCTTTAACGCTTGACCATGCGTTAGCAGCAAGGGATTTAGAGAAGATGGGAATACCAATAGTAGCCCCGTATTTAGAAAAGCCAAAATCAGACTATCTAAAGGGTTTTGTAGTCAGGTATTTTGCCTTGAACGATTCAGATGGTAGGTTTGTTCACTCAAACGCTGATGGGTCCGAATGCCCTATTTACGGATTTTTCATAACAAGTGATGTTGAACCGTTAAGAATGGTCTACATTACCGATTGCGTATTTTGCAAATATCGATTCCCGGAATTAGACACTTTGCTTTTAGGTATCAATTATATGGATTCCAGGATTGAGAACGAGGAAGAAACAAAGAAAAGACATATTCTCAACGGACACATGAGCCTTGATACCGGGGTTGAATTTGTAAAAGTGAGCGACAGAAAAAAGACCTTAAAGAATGTGATTATCTGTCATATGAGCGAAAGTAATTCAGATGAACAGGTATTCAAGAATGAGATCAGCAAGGTTACGGCCGCAAAAGTAAGCGTTGCAAGAAAGGGAGGCATATATGAACTCATGTAATTTTATCGGGCGTTTGGTCAATGATCCAAAAGTCCGTAAAGATAAATTTGGAGAAGGCGAAGGAGAAGAAATAGTCTGTTCATGTTATTTCAATTTGGCAGTAGATCGTATTTCGTCAAAAGGGAAACAATCATATGATGTGTTACCCATAAAGGCCGTAGGGGCCATAGCCGAAACTTGTGAAAAATGGTTGGTAAAGGGAAAAAGGATAGCAATAACGGCTAGGGCAGAACATACAAAATATCAAAAGGACGGAAAATGGTATGAGCATCTAATCTTTAAAGTTCAACAGTTATTCTTTTTGGACCCTAAAGGTAATCAAGAGCCTAATGCCGTATCAAATGTAATCAATCAAGTCGAATTTGATACGTCCGGTTTGGAAGAAGTCGAATACCAGGGCAGCAATTATTCGTCATTGGATTAGATATGAGGTATTTCATGAGAATTATAGAAGATAAGGGCAATAAAGTAGGTAAACATAACATAAAGAATTTGTGGTGGTCAAATAATAAAGTTGAAGTATTAAGGGCTCCACTTCCTGTAGGTGATTATGTTTTGATTAACGAGAAAATCCAAGACGTAATAGATCGTAAAACTAAACGCAACATAGAACTCAAAAAAATGGATTTTCTTGGTACTTACAGTATTGCTGTTGATACAAAATGCTCTATTCAGGAGTTAGTACAGGATATTCAAAGTGAACATGATCGTTTCAGGGATGAACTTATTTTAGCTCAAAACAATAGTATTTCACTTTATATAGTGGTTGAGAATAAAGGGACATATCTTAACTCTAAAAGAACAATTTGGAATGAAGATATACATGATCTTAAAGGTTTGTATAGTTGGAAGAATCCGAGAGCATTTATTTTCAGAGCCGGTAAACAGCTTTATCCGAATTGTGCTAAAGGTGAGTGGATTGCAAAATGCTGTAGCACAATGGAAAAAAAATATGGCTGCAAGTTTGTGTTCTGTACTCCAGAAGAATCAGCAAAGATCATAACTAGAATACTGCAGGGGGAATATAACGATGTTTAGTGTGGGTGATCCTGTATATTATTACCCTACAAATTGGGTTACAGGGGCGTTAAGACGTGATACCCATTATTTCGGACAGCCTGCCCGGATAGTAGACATTAAGGGAAGGTTAATCTGGCTGATGTTTGAAGATAAGACAGTTAGCTATGCAAAGATCACAGAAATAAAAAAGAGGGTGGTTAAAGATGGCGGAACGGAAAATATTGTCAAAGAAAACAAGATTTGAAGTGTTTAAGCGTGATAAATTCACTTGTCAATATTGCGGAAGAATGGCTCCTGATGTGATTTTGGAAGTTGACCATCTTAAGCCCGTGGTTGAGGGCGGAGATAACGATTTTCTAAACCTGATTACATCCTGTAGGGATTGTAATAGGGGAAAAGGGAAAACACTTCTTTCGCAGAGTGATGTTTTAAAAAAATCGCAAAAGCAGCTTCTTGAAATGGCTGAAAAGGCTGAACAGGCACAAATGATGGTTGATTGGAAGAAAGAATTGTTGTCTGTTAGAGATCGAGAAACAAAGGCTATAGAGGAATTAATTACAAGTCTTACCGGGGTTGAGGAATTACTTAGCTTCGATATACAAACCATTAAAAAGTTGCTTGTACGTTTCCCTTTTCATGTGGTTTGGGAATCCGTAGAAGTTGCTGCCGTGAAATATTTTGACAGTGATGTTGTGGGAACAGAGTATGAATTTCCCGAAATGGCGGAAATGTTAAAAAAGGTCGGCGGCATTTGTTACAACAAGATCAGACAGAAAGAAGGACGTTAAAGTGGCAAGCAAAAGGATGTTTTCAAAAGAGGTTGTCTTGACCGATTGGTTTTTAGATATGCCTATGTCAGCAAGATGCTTGTATTTCACTTTGAGCATGGTAGCTGATGATGATGGGTTTGTTGATAATCCCAGAGCCATAATGCGACAATGCGGAGCATCATTAGATGATATGAAACTATTACTGACAAAGTATTTCTTAATAGAGTTTGAAACAGGGGTAATAGTTATAACCCATTGGAGAATGAATAATTATCTTAGAGGGGATAGATACCATCCTACTAAACATACTACAGAATACTCTATGTTAGAAGTAAATGATAATAAACCTTATGTACTTAAAGATAATAGTAATAATCCTAATATATATAATACTAAGTCTTTAGACTTAGTACCCGTTGGTGTACCACTTGGTATACCACTTGGTATACCAAAAACGAATCAAAGTGAAAATACCTCTACAAATGATTCCTATTCCGACAGAATCAAAGAGATTCTGGATTATCTGAATCAAAAAACGGGTAAGCATTATACAACAAGAAGCAAAGCAAGCGTAAAGATGATTAGGGAACGATTAAAGGAAGGCTATTCGGTTGACGATTTTAAGGCAGTTATCGAAAACAAGGCTAACGCATGGCTTAATACAGACTTCAAAGTTTATTTAAGACCCGAAACATTGTTTTGTGCTAAACATTTTGATTCTTACCTGAATGACGTAGAGGACGAAAAGCAAAAACGTAAGAGAGAGGCAGCAGAAATAAATGAACGTCAAAGAGAAGCAATCAGACAATCAAACGATTTCGGATTCGAGTAAATGTGAATATTGCCATGGGACAGGGATGTATGCGTTTGAACAGAAAGCGTCAGAGTATGCCAGAGAGAACGGATTAGATCACATTTATGGGAAAAAAGATTTTGACATATGGGTAAGTAAGAAGTGTCCGTATTGTAATGGTGGATTTGCTGAAAATGTTAAGGAGGCTAAGAAGTTTTCTGGAATCCCGCATACATTTTATGACAAACGTATGGATGCCTTTGATTGGGATATATACATAGGTGATAACGGCAAGCCTGCAGACGTAGCAAATGTAAAGAATGGTATCAATTCATTTGTTAATCAGTTTGAAACATGGGAAGAAAACTGCATGGGATTGTTTATCTATAGCCGCACAAAAGGTTCTGGAAAGACATTTCTTGCAAGTTGTATATGTAACGAACTTATGAGTACAAGGGCTATGAAAACCCGTTTTGTAAATGCGTCAGACCTCATAGAGATTTCAAATTCGGGCGATAAAAACTCATTTGATGAATATAAGCGTAATCCTATGAAGCTCCTGCATGAGTGCAAATTCCTTGTTATAGATGATTTAGGACAGAAAAATTTAGGCAACGATTGGTTGGCTGACATTTTATATAAGCTGCTTGATTATCGGATGATCCATAACAGGATAACGATTATAACGGCAAATATGCCTGTTGAGGAAATACCCTTTGAGGAACGTATCAAGGACAGGATAAACAAGATGTGTATGCCTATGCACTTGCCGGAAATATGTGTCAGGTCAAAGGAAACCAGAGCGAACAAGATAGAACTGTTGAAAAAGGTAGGTTTAATGTAAAGGAGGTTAAGTATGGCTAAGAAAACAACTCAGCGTGACAGGGTTTTACAGTATATGCGTGAGAATAACGGAATTACGGCATATGAAGCCGTGGTTCATGTGGGCTGTACGCAATTATCAGCCAGAATATGCGAATTGCAGAAAGAAGGTCATATGTTCTCTACGGAAGTGATAAAGAACATTAATCGTTATGGTGATCCCTGTCATTATCTGCGATATAGATATGTCGGTTGTATTCATGAGGTGGCTAAAGCATGAGCAGGACGATTGAAGATTTGAAAATGAAGCAAGCCCTTCCACTTGATGTAAAAATTTCTCTTACCCGTGAGCGAATCAGACAATGGGTAAATGAGTTTGGTGAGGATGGCGTATATGTCAGTTTTTCGGGTGGCAAGGATAGTACGGTATTGCTTGATATAGTCCGTAACGTTTGCGGATATACGGACATTCCTGCGGTATTTGTAGACGTTCCTACTCAATATCCAGAATTAAAAGAGTTTGCTTTAACATTTGACAATGTGACAGTTTTAAAACCTAAAATCAGTTTTGCACAAGTCTGCGAAAAGTATGGGTTTCCACTGATAAGTAAAGAAGTATCGGAATCCGTACAAGGGGCAAGAAAATATTTAAAAAAACTCTTGACAGAGTGCAACAATGATGTGACCGTCCTTACAGACAGACAGACAGACAGACAGACAGAC